CTTGAACCACAGGTGTTGGATTTGGTACAACTCCGCCTGCATCTATGATTGCTTGCTTTGCTGCTATTCTTGCGTCACTGGCCTCTTTTTTTGCTTGAGCCTCCATAACAGCTTTGGCATTGTCTTGCATCTCTTGTGCATGACGAATTGCTTTTTCGTGTTTTAACTTTTTTACTGCATCAATTTTATAAGATGTTGTCATTTTATCTCCTAAGTTTACTCTCTAGTTCCAGCAATTTAAGATCTGCATTTTGCTTTAACCTATCTATTGCTACATCGAGTTTATCATCTGCTATTGATTTTTGCACATTGATACGGTCTTTTTGTATATCTGCGTCTAATAATTTTTCCTGGGCCCTTTGTTCTTGTTTTGCAGCAAACTGTTCAGCGTCCAGGTTTAATTCTTTGTCTTTGAGCGCTAATTCTGTCTTTCTTATTTCAACCAACGGATCCTCTCCGGAACCCTGGCCAATAGATTGCAAGAACTCAGAAGTTAATTGAGCCATGATTGGTGAGCTGAATTGATCTAATATCATCTGTATTTGCTGTGAGATCTGTTGTGCCTCTTGCGGAGATACTTGTTGCATTTGTGCCTGGATCTCTTGTATGCGCATTTGTGTTTCTTCTGGTATTTGTTCTTGTGCTAATTGAGCTGACAAGAATTGTAAGTGCTGCATGCAATGACTAATGATAATAGATTGAATCTGTGGATTTTCTTTTACCACGCTTGTTAAAAATAGACTTCTATGTGCATCTAAATGTGCTTGATGGTTTTGTTGTTCAAAAGCCTGGGCAGGTTGGCCCATAAGTAAACCAGCATTTTCTATACCAGCGTCTATTGGTTGCGGCGTCATGTCTGGTGGTGGCTGTAACAAAGAATCTACATTATCAACGCCTAGAGCTGCATACATTCTTTTGTAAGCCTCATACATGCCCATAGGCCCATGTATTTGTGGATTAGATTGCACCATTTGCAAAAGCTCCTGGGCAAGTGTAACTCTTTGACTCTGTGAGAATATGTTTGGATCTGAAACCGGGATTACATCAACTCGACCGTCAAAGTCTTGGCTTTTAATTTGTTGTCCGCCGGATCCGACAGCAAACTCGTACACAGGTGGTAAGTATTCAGCAAAAACTTTTGATAGTATTTGAAACTCAACTTTTTGCGCGTAATGTAATCTTTTATGAATAGCACTCATAACCTTGGTGCCGCGCTCTAGCAAAGCAACAGTAGTCCCAACTGGCATGGCCTGGTTCATATCACCAACGTTCATGTCTGCAATGGCAGCAAACCTTTTACCAGAATCAACCAACAAGCCTAATAGTTGCATTAAAACGTTACTTGGCTCTTTGATTGGTAAAGGTATTAAGTTTTCTCTCAGAGATCCACCAGTCGTATCGATGTCTCTAAATTCTCCTGGTTGCAAAGGCTCGTCCTCATCTCTAATTCTCATGCCTCTGGATTTAAAACCAGCTGGTAAATTGGCCAGTGTGCCAGCATCGATCAGCTGTCTGAGTATTGATGTTGATGCTTTTGATAGGCCGCCAATCATGTGTGACAGGCCAAGTCCGTAAAATCCTAAGCCTGGTAAAAACTTGTATTGCACAAAATAGTTTATTTTGTTTTTAAGTGGATCTGTTTCTTGGTAATTTCTGCGTATCGCTAGCACAGAGGTTGAATCCTCATCAATGGTAATAATGTATGGTAGCTTTAATCCCGTTGGTCTGCCCTCTGCATCTAAATCTTCAAAACCTTCTATGTCTAAAACAGTGTGTATTTCATAAACCGTTCTATTTCTGTCTTCTTTATAACTTGGCTCAACACCTTGAATTTCATCTATGGCCTTATCAATTTCAGATTCGTCATCATCATAAGTTTCATCTGTGATCTCAACATTTGCATAAAAACCAGTGATTTGTTGTTTTTTGACTTCATTGAGCGACATGCTGATTGAGTGTGTAATTCTTTCGGCTGAGGTCATGTCAGATGCCTCGTAAGGCACGATTAAATCTTCTGGCGGTATAAATTTAGATACTGCTTTGTTTGTCACACTGTCAAAATAGACTTTCTTAAATGCAGATCCAGCTAACGGCAAATAAAACAAAAGCATATCAAGCTCTGGATCATACTCACTCATTACATTCATAATGTAATAGTTCATAAACTCTTGGACTCTTTCAGCTTGGTTTTCTGTTTCTATTGTTCTGGCACCAATTATTTCTGTTTTTACAGGACCTTTTGCTGGCAGCATTTCTTTGTAAGCCTGGGCCTGGAATTGTGTGACTGCCTCTGCAAGAATGGGATGAATTACTCCAGAAGATCCTTCAAAGGGTTGTGATCTGGATTCATCAAACTTCATACCTAGATATTGCAGGCCATCGGTGTATGTTTTTTCCCATTCGGATCTGGATTGTTTGTCGCTTTTGATAGAGCTTAAAAGATCAGATGATATTTTTTGTAAAGTTGATTCGTCTACAAAATCAACCAAGTTAGCGTTAAAATCCATCTGTGGAGCTGGCTCTTCCAACATTTCATCATCTAACAAGATCTCTTCTTCATTGACTAAGATTTGTGCTGCATTTGCAATTTGATCTTGCCTGGTTTCTTCTGGCATAACTTCAACAGAAGATCCTTGTACTCTAATGTCTGGATTGTTTTCGGTTCCGAGCGCTTTTTCTATTGCCATAATTTTTTAGTGTAGCACTCTGGGTCTGTTAATGTCATCAAGATCGTCAAGCTGAACAATGCTTTGTAATTCTCCTTCGAGAATTAACCCTTGTGCCTCAGCTATAAGTTCAGCGTTAGCATGATTACTTGCATGTATATCTGGGCCCACATATTCTTGTCCGTCCCACATAAATTTTGTTAAAAATATTTTCATTAATAATAAACCTGTCTGTTAGATTTTAAAAGCCTGGCCTCGTCTTGGTAATCTTCATCTAATGAAACAAAACCGCCTTGTCTAAATCTCATTAAAGCCATTGTAGCACTATCGCAAAAGTCATCATAATCTCCAAATGGGAAAGATGCCATTTCTTCTATTACATCATCTGCAAAATCATGCTCTGGGGCCCAGACCATTCCAGACTCAAATATCGGGGCAACACTGTTCATCCTGGCTATTTTATCCTGGCCTCTGCTTGGACTGTATGCCGTAACAGGTATGCCCATGCGCCTCAATTCGTGTGTCAAAGGTGTTCCAGATGCCTTGGCCTCAATTAACACACAGTCTGGGTTCCAATATCTGTACTCTTCCATGGCCATTCTTTTGAGCTCTGGGAAATCGACACGGACCCTTTTGGCATCTAAAAGCATAATTGCATCTGCGGTTTCATCACCGGCATTAAATATTGCCCAGGTAGTTATAGCCGAGTAATCAGCGGTTTCTTTTTTTGAAAAAGCCGTGTCATAACTTTGTATTACATAAGAGTATGGAGGTATATCTTCATGTTCCCATCTCTGCCACCACTCTCTTTTTACTATGGATCCCTCTTCTGCGGTTGGGTTTTGCATCCACTGCGAGTTCCATTTTGATACTGGCAAAGATGCTTTTACGCCTAAAAGTTCTTCTTTTTTCCAAAACTCTGGCCATAAAGGCAGCTCTGACTCTGGCATAATTGCAGGAAACTCAACCACCTCCCACTGGTCAGCATTATCATCGCCTTGTTTTTTTAATACTTTGCCAACCAGGTCTTTGGTAGACCACCTGGTCATAACAATCACGATAATGCCTCCTGGCTGTAAACGCTGTCTAGGACCAGAGGTATACCATTCATAAGCAGATTCTAAAGATTTCGGCGATAGTGCGTCTTGTTCTGAGTGTGGGTCATCAATCACTAAAAGATCCGCACCACGACCTGTAATAGCACCACCGACACCAGCAGCAAAGAACTCACCTTCCTGGTTACTTGTCCATCTTCCTGCTGATTTGTTATCTGCTTGCAGCTGTAGATCCGGAAAAATATGTTGATATTCTTCGCTGTCAATAATATTTCTTACTTTACGACCGAACCTAACTGCTAGTTCAGCGGTATGCGTGGTTTGTATTATTTTTAGATTGCCTCTGCGGCCCATCATCCAAGCAGGAAAATATGTTGAGGCAAATTCTGACTTAGAGTGCCTGGGTGGCAAACAAACAATTAGCCTTTTAAGTTTACCGTCTGCAATTTTATTAAATTTCTCTGCAATAATTTTATGATGACGGCCTTCTATAAACTCCGGCCACATGTGTTTTACAAAACCAATAAAATCTTTTTGACAGGAATCTTGTTTATCTAATTGATCGTACCTGTGCAACAAAGCTACGGCCTCGGCTTTGTCTTGCTCGGATAATATATCGAAATCTTTTAAAGAAACTTCATTCATTTTTATAAAGTCGGGCCAGGCAACCAGGTAGTGACATAGTAGCTACCCAACCCTAAACGCGACATGCGTTTAAGGAAAGTATAATTGAATAAACACTGTTGACAAAATAATAAGCAATGTAAAAACTACCATGGGCAAATACCTAAACCTCATGCCAGTTTGGATTTCCTTCAAATAACATGGATTCTGCTAACCTGCGTCTTTCTAGGCCTGGCAAAACTTTACCGTTTGCCTTATTCCAGCGGCGCATTTGTTGTGGGACTTCTTGCATTTTACCCTCGTTTAAAACACGAAGGAGCGTAGAGCTGCGAAGGTTGGTTGGCCCAAGATTGTAAGTCCAGGCAACCATAGCGTCTAATTGATTTTGGTCCAGAGGTTGCGTTACAGCGTCAAGAACATATCCAGTATATTCTTCAAGCTCTTCTTCAAGCCAGGCATCCGCTTGTTCTTGCGTGCAAGTATCACCCATTTTTACATTCTTGGTTCTGCCAAAAGCTATAGTAGGCACTCCCGCGCTGCACAGATATGCCTCTAGCTCACACCCTTCAAATTTTTTAATTAAGGCTTTGCCTTCTTCTGATATATTCATTCTTCTTCCCCTGTTGTTGTTACTTTTCTGTAGTAAACCACTACATCCTTAAGTTCGGTAATGTATCTTTTTATCTCTTGCATGTTATATGCCATAACCTCGTAATCTGGTATCGTCATGGCCAAGAAAACTAATTCACCCTCTTGGTTCTCGATTCTTGCTAATTGTTCTTCCCAATTATCTGGTGTTACTGCTATCCATTGCAATTCCTTGAGATCTATTTCTCTGGGCATGATCGGCTGCACAATTTTTTTCTGTAAAGGTTTTGCAGTAACTTGTATTTGTTTAGTTGGAAGTAGGCTGCAACTGCAAGCCACTATCAAGACCATCAATAGTGCTACTGATTTGCTCGATGTTTTCCATGATATGTTTTGTACCATTATTTATTTTCCTTTCCATTTCTACTGGGTCAGCTAATATTTTAGACGCTAATTCATAGTTTTGTATGAACTGAGTATATCTGCTTAATTCTCTTTGCGCGGCCTGGCTTTTAACCGTTAGATCTTGTAATTGTTGGGTTTGTAACTCAAAGTCAGCTTGCATTGATTTGATTGCCTCTTCTTGGGTAGCAACAGCTCCCTCAAGAGATGCGTTGTTTGCCTGGAGTATTTGATTTTGACTGTAAAAGTAATAGGTAGCAAAACCAAGAGCTAATATAATGCCTATTAATATTTGCTGCATTAGTCTTCTGCCTTGTCCATGCACTTAGACCATTCATCTCTTTTAACTTCTTCCGGATAATTTGTGTAGAACAAACCTTTGCAAACCTCAAATTGTGCACGCCAAGCTGCCGGGTCGTATCTATCATTCCACTCTTTTTGCACCGGTGTAGATGCACAGGCAGTAAGGGCCACACTTACTAATAAAATACGCATTATCCGCTTAGTGGATTATCGTCTTTCTTTTCTAGCTTAGTTTCTAATTTCTCAAGGTTGTTATTGAGACTTTGTAAGTCAGCTATAATTGTGGCTATATCTGTTTTAATTTCTGTAACATCTGGAACTTGGATATTGTCAATTTCTTTTTCTAAAAATTGTACAGATGTTTCTATAGACGCAAAGCGCTCTTCAATGATTTGTACGTTATCTTCTGCCTCGCTGATACCACCTATTTTAGATTCTAAGTTTTCTAATCTATTGACGTACTCGGCTCCCGTGTAGCCGAACCCAGCCAGCGTACCCACGATTCCAACAAGGGCGATTATTTGTGTAGTTTTGCTTTGAAACCAATCCATTTTTACCTCCAAAGGTTAGGTTGGTCCTCAATCATCTGGCCCAAACCTTTTAAATTTTCATTTACCAGGCCAAAAAAAGCCTCGGTATTGTCATCTAGTGTAGCAGAAGTATAAATATTTGCACTAATATACCAATCTGTACTGTCTACCATAGTAACTTGTTCATATGAATTAAATCCTGGTACATATCCAATTAAAGCAACAAGAGTGCTTTCGTCACCGTATTGGCCAGTGTTTTCTTGTTCTTGTTCTATTTCCTCTTGTTGCGCCTCTATGTTTGCAGCAATAATTTTATCTGCTATTTGATCGGCCTCCGATGCAGTCATCACTCCAGATGACGCAGTATCAATTTGTCCCTGGACATTAGAAACCTGGACATCTGCAACAGCCGAAGATGCCTGGTTATCGAAAGTGGGTAAAGGCACAATAGACACAGATATACCGCTGGATCCACCCACGCTGTCCGACATTGATAAAACTTGATTGGTTTGTGCGCTTGCACTCGCAAATTGATCTGAGGCGCTAGGAGAGCTCGTAGTGCTTATACCGCCCGATGATGATGAGCTGGCTCCTGTGCTTGTGTTTGTTGCGCTTGATTGATTGCTAGAACCAGAGTTTTGTGTTGCTCCAGCGCCTCCAGAATAGCTGTTAGCAGCTGTTTGCACTCCAGCTCTCACTACTTCTAACGCAGTGACCATAAGCCTATTTTTGCCAGTAGGTGAATCGCTTTCAACTGCTGCAAACTCTTCTTCTACCTCATCTAGTATTTCTTCCCTAGCCTCTTCTTCGCGTTCTGCAATGCGCTCCTCTTCCATTATTTCTTGTCGCTCTTCTATTTCCTCAAAAATTTCCTCAACAGCCTCTTCTTCAAATATAGGCTCTCTAAACTCTTCTTCTGGTTCACGATCTGCAAGCACCTCTTCGTGTCTTTCTTCGTGATGCTCGTTGGTTTCTTCTTCAAACCATTCTTCTAATTCTTCTATGCTATTAAATTCAATAAATGTTTCTGGCTCACTGTAATCCTCAACCAAAAATGTTTCTTGAAATGTAAACTCTTCTAACAGCACCTCGTCTTGGTGAAAAGGCTCGTCATGGCGTGGGCCAAAGTCATCAACAAAAGGCAACGGATCTGGGTCATAAAAAATAATTATTTC